GCCCGCTTCCCATCGGCGGTTATCACTAGCCACCCACTGGGCACCGCGTTCAACGTGGATGCTGCCGACATCGCCTGTGAGATGGTTGTGTACCACCCTAACATGACCTTGGTTACTGTTGAGGCCAAGGCACACACCTCCCGCGTGTGGGACGATGAGCTGAACTTCGCGAACGTGCTCGACTCGTACGCGATGTACACCATCGGCCAGCGCCGCCCTGATACCTCCTTCGCAGTGAAATTGCTGCCGGGTGTGTAAGCTACACCGGCCCTAGTTCGCTAGGGCCATTTACCGAATACTGGAGGACACGATGACCCTACTTGAAGCTGTCAACACCTGTCTGTCCGCTTTGGGTGAGGCTCGTGTCACTAGTACTACGGTGCGCCACCCAACGGTGGACCTAATTAATGGTACTCTTGTCATGAAGCAACGCCAACTGCTGGAACGCGGCTGGTGGTTTAACACAAGTGACGTGACAATGTACCCGTCTAATACAGGCGAGATGGAAGCGCCAGTTAATGCCATCAGCATACTGGGCTTCAACGGCGAGATCTTCGTCGTGCGTAATGGCATGTTGTTCGACATGGACAACGATACTCGGTTCTTCACAGAACCGAAGCAGATGCGTGTATTCTACAATCTGAACTTTGAAGACCTCCCAGAGTGCGCAGCGAACGTCGTCATGACCCGCACAGCACAGGAGGTATACTCGGGCGATCTCGGCGTTGACTCGTCAGTGGCCCGTCTCCAACAACTTGAGATCCAAAGCTTCGCGGACATGGAGATGATTCATCTGCGGAACAAGCGCTACAGCACGAAGCAACGACGTGACTGGCAGCGGATCTCTTCTGCACTGAGGGGTTAGTACTATGGCAGCCTTGGACGGGGCGACAAAATCATTAATGCAGGGCGTGTCCCAGCAGGTTCCCCGCGAGCGTCTTGACGGCCAAGTGTCCCTGCAGACTAACATGCTGTCCGACGTGGTCGAAGGCATGCGCCGACGTCCGGGTATGCGCTTCGTAGCGGGCCAGATATTTGACGGCGGTACTCCTACTAAGGATAGGGTGTTCGCTACGGCAGTGGACATTGAGGACGCTAGCGTTCACGTGCTCATTAACCTAGTGAATGGGAACCTCCGGGTGTACAACGAGGCGTGGTCTATGCTGTACCAGACTATTACACCGTACCTGATCGCGTCTGCCTCCGCAGCCATCCAAGTGTGCACCCTGCGTGGGTTCATGTACATCTGCAACACCGAGATTGCACCGGCAAAGGTCGTTAGCAACGCTGGCCGCTTAGATCCGGACAAGACTGGGTTCTTCTTCGTGAAGACAGGGCAGTTCTCCAAGACATATCAGGTTACGGCTACCATTAATGGTGTGCCATTCACGGCGACGTACGGTACGCCCAACGGTACTGGTGCCGGGGACGCTGCCCTAAGCACCCCTGAGTACATCGCCAGCCAGCTGTCTGCGGGCTTGGCGTCCGCAGGGGTACCTAACACACTGTTAGGTGCGTACGTGTACATTTTAAGTGCCTCTCCGGGTATTGTCACTGTAAGTACCGATTCCGGCTCCTCTAGCGTAGGTGTGAGCAACGCGTCCCACGTGGCGCTGGTATCCGACTTGCCAGCACGCCTTCCCTCTGGTGCTACTGGGACCATGTGCAGCGTGGGCCCAAATCCGAAGCTCGCTGTATGGTACACGTACGACGTACCCACCAACACTTGGGTAGAGAGCGGGGCATACAATAGCACGACCAGCATGACCGGCATGCCTTTAAGGATGGCCCTCGACAACACTTACGCAGTAGCGGACCCAGTGTTCGAGGGGCGTAATGCAGGCAATGATGAGACCAACGAGGACCCCGCGTTCCTAACGGGCGGTATCTCGGGCATGAGCGCCTTCCAAGGGCGGCTAGTGCTGCTGTCGGGATCGGTTGTAAGCATGAGCGCATCCGGTAAGCCTCTTCGTATGTACCGCAGCACCGTGACTGAGCTCCTTGTGGTGGATGCCATTTCGATCTTCTCCGGCGCGGCAACCACGGCGAACTTTACCCACGCGGTTCAGTTCAATAAGGACCTGCTACTGTTCAGTAAGTCAGTGCAGGCGGTAGTGCCATCCGGCAACGCCATCATCACCCCGAGTACCGCTCAGATCGTTATCACAAGCTCGTACAGCTGCACTAGTAAGGCCACGCCTATTGTGGCGGGGCGCAGCCTCGTGTACTTCGCCCCACGCTCTGAGAAGTTCGCTGCGGCTCTGGAAATGGTGCCAAGCAACACTACCGACTCCCAGTACACCACGAACGACAGCACCGCGCATATTCCGCGGTACATGCCGGGTACAGTGCGGCAGGCTACCGCCAGCACGACTAGTAATAGCCTTGCTCTGGTGTGCGACGGCGACGCGCGTACTCTGTTCATACAAGAGTACCTGTGGGACGGTGAGGCTAAGGCGCAGGCTGCGTGGCACAACTGGACAGCCCCTGCGGACATCGCGTGTACTTGGTTCGTGCGTGACACCATTTACGTTGGCCTGATGGTCAGTGGTTCTCTGGTGATTGTCACTATCGACTCGCAAGCCGGAGACACTGTTGACGGCCTGTACCGCCCATTCTCAGATGTCTTCCAAAGCGTAGTTGTAGCGGGCGGGCAGTTCACCGTGCCCGTGTCCCTGCGGCAATCTCATCTGGACGATGACATCCCACTTCAGCTGACTTACGCTACTGGAAGCACTGCGGGTGAGTCCGTAGGATTCTCCGTGAACACTACCACTTGGGTGGGTACGGTGGTGCGAAACGTCCCAGACGGGACGTACGTAATCGGATTGAAGTACCTGAGCGCCCTAGCCCCAACGCCACCCCTAATCCGGGATAAGGACGGTGTGGTGATAGGTACGGGCGCGGCTATCCTGATCCGGTACGAGTTCACGACTAAGAACACCGGAGCCTTCAACGTGGTCGTGCAGCGTAATAAGGAGGTAGTGTCGGACGGCACGTACTCAGCGCTCACGTACAGCTCCCAAGATCTGATCCCGAATGGGCCGCTATTCGCGGAGACCGGCCGAGTGATCGTACCAGTGCGGATCAACTCAAATGATGCGAACGTAACCCTATCGGCTGACGATGACCATGACTTGGGCATCCTCACTGCGGAGTGGGTGATGCAGTATCACCAACGTAGACGGAGGGCCTAACCAGTGTGGTGGATGTTAGCAGGCGTGGCCCTTCAGGCCGTGCAAGGGATTCAGAAAGCCAAGGACGATAAGGTGCTGACCAAAGCGAAGAACAAGCAGATCGAGGCGTACAACAAGACTGTTGGCGCCCAGACTGCTAAGTCCTTCAACGAGATCGCGCTGCAGAAGACGTACCTTGCAGACCAGACGGCGCTCGCCATTGATGCTACCCAACGACAGGGTGCCCAGCTGAAAGCTGCCCGGGGCTTACAAGCCGCAGGTACGGACACGCTGGGCGCCTCCGTCGATCAAGCATTGCTGGACGTGGACCAGAAGGTGGGACAGGCGCAGGATCTACTGAAGTACAACGAGGCGGTGTCTGATGCTTCGTTGAACGCTCAGGCGCAGAACGTGGCGGACTCCGGCTCGTTCTCGCAGAGGCCCGAAGAGGCACTGCGTAACCAGTGGGCACCTGCCCTAGGCAACGCTATGGCGAGCCTAGGTATGTCCCTGTTCGAGAACAAGGCAAAGACTGGTACGTTCAGCGGAGCGACGCCTACCAGCCGTCAGCAAGGTATCAACTAATCAAACGGAGGCATCATGCCAGTACGTCAAGACGTTCAGGGTGGCATTAGCACCCCAACCCCAGCGGGCTACCAAAGCCCGGGCGCCGCCCGTGCTCAGTTCCAAGGGGCGGACCTCAGCGGCTTACAGCAGGATGCCAACCGTCAATCAGCATTCTGGACTAGCTTGGCACAGCGCGGCGTTGCTGCGGGCCAAGCTATGGAAGAGAAGGAACAAGCCAAGGCTTACTTGGAAGGTCAGCAGGACAGTGAGATGGGCCGGGTTCGCACCGAGGTGCACGGCTTCACGCAGGGTGACTACGAGCAAGGATACAACCGCGCTCAGGTGGGCACCGATCTGGCCAAGTTCCAACTCGGTGTACAAGAAGACGCCGTGAACTTCGTGAACTCGGGGAAAACCCCGGAGGACTTCAAGAAGCACGTCGACGAGAAGACCAATGCTCTGCTGGACACAGCAGGCTCTCAAGGCATGAACCTGAAGAACGCGGATTGGCAAGCGTGGTTGACTGGCGTGTCCAGCACCCGCGACACCGCCGCGGACGTGTTCAATGCCAAGAGCCTTGAGCGCAGTACGTACATGAAGCAACAAGCCGTTGCGGCTGAGGGTAATGCTGCCATCGCCACCTTTATGGCGGCGGATGAAGCGGGCAACCCGATCCAAGCGCTCGGCAATATCACCTCCCATATCGCCCGCGTGTACTCCGACGATACCCTGTCGGTACAGCAGAAGGACGGGGCATACGCAGACTTCGCCGCTCAGGTGATGACTGCGGCTAAGTCATCAGGCGCTGTTGAGGCGGTGACCTCGTACTTCCAAGCTAGCCCTGAGTACAAGTCCCTGCCAACGCAGGTGCAGACTCAGATCATGCGTGGTGCCCAGTCCTCGTACGACCAGCGGGCTGCCGACGAGGCGGGTGCTGTGTACGAGTACATCAGTACTGTACGCGCTGTACAGAACCCCGTTGAGCTGGATGCCCAGTACCCAATGAGTTCGTACATCGCTACGCTGAACGAGGCACAGGTGCAACGCAAGATCAGCCCTGCGCAGATGTACAGTATGGTTGAGGCCGAGAACACTCGTCGCCTCACCCTGAGCAAGGCGGTAGGCAAACAGCAGGCGCTCGTGCATGGGGTGACCCTGTCCGACATCAGCACCCAGACCGGGGACACCTTGGGTAAGACCAAGACGGCCCTTGTGCAGACGTATGCCGCGCAGTTCGGTGGGTACGCTGGTGGTGGTGAGGCTCTGGTTCGACGTGGTCTGCAAAGCGGCGCGCAGGACATTACAGCCGTGGGTATCGAGATGCTCCAACAGGATGCGCAGAGCTTGGCCAACATTGACAGTCGCCAGCTCAAGATCGATTCCGAAGGGAACGCACAGTACCCCGCCACCGTGGTGAGCTCACTCACGAACCTGAAGCGTGCGTACGACGCAGCGCAGGCTGCCGGGAACAACGCCCAAGCAGCCCAGCTGATCTCAGGCCTACCTGATGCAGTAGCGTACGGTATCCGCCAAGCCTCCGATGCTAACAACGTCGCTGAGGTGGTGTACCGCCGTGCCGACGATATCTCTGCCGGTCGTGTGGTATCC